GATGGGTCCGCATATCTATTCTTCAACTGTTTGATGAGCATTTGGTTAAGTTCTAATAACTCGTCTGTTGATATCAAAGCAAACATCAAGTCAGCCGTAGCAGGTAGACCAAATGATTCTGATGTATCTTCTAAACCAATATCGGTTGATACAAACCCTGTTCTGGTTGTCTGGGTAGCGGACATAATCGGCAAGTTATACTCTACTGCCAACCCCCTCATCTCTTCCGCAATTGCTTTGATATATGTGTAAGAATTAACTACAGCACCATGCCTGAAACGACTTGATGCACAGATATTTAAATAATCAATAAAGATAATGTCTGGTCTAAATGTTTTCTTTAATGCCAATTCATTAAGCAAAGCTCTAAAGTGAGCACACGATGCAGAAGCGGTAGGATACTCTTTGACTATCAATTGTCCCTGTGTCTTCTTGGCCAATCTTTCAAACTTGCTTTCATACATGTGTCGTGGTAAATCATGCAGGTCATCCATTGTGATATTCATTAGATTGGCATCTATTCTTTCCGCAATACGGTTCTCTGACATCTCTAATGTTATATACAAAACATTTTTACCTTGCATCAAACAATTAGCTGCAACATGAACCATAAACAATGACTTACCTACACCTGTACCAGCAAGTGCAATGTTTAAAGTTTTTCTGGGAAGACCACCCTTGGTAATCTTATTAAAAAACTCTAAGTCAAATGGAATCTTTTCTTCTTTGGTATGATAAAATTCATATCGGTCATCTGATTGTTTTATGTAATCGTGTCCAACATGGTCATCAAACGATACTCCTAGAGCTTGAGATAAAAGCTCAGGCAGAGCATCAGCGGATCTTTCTTTATCTTTACCATCTATGATATGAATGCCACTGAGTATAGCATTATAGATAGCTTTGTCTTTACACCACTTCTCTGTTTCATCAATAAGCCATTGATGATCCACTTTTTGTAAATCACTTTGTAAATCTTCCAGATAAGTGTTTACTTTTTTAAATTCTTCTTCAGTTACCGTACTTTTCTGGATTTCTATACCCAATGCTTCTACAGCCGGCAAAGATTTATACTTGTCGGCATATTGTAAAATCGTTTTAAATAAAGTTTTTTCTACATTATCTTGGAAATATTCCTCTTTTATAAAAGGTAATACTGTTCTACTATAGTCCTCATTTAGTATCAAATGATGGAGAATAGTTCTCTCCACTCTCGGTATTAACTGTGATTGCGTCATTCTCTAAACCTTCTTCTATTAACTCTAATAATATATCACCTGCGGTAGCAGCAAACTCGCCCGTTTCTAAATCCACCTCATTAGGATTATACAACACTTTCCACTTAAATGTCAAGGGTATTTCATCCGCATCTTGTGGATCTATTACATTACCATCATCATTATAAATGGGAAACATTACATCCGAATACTGATAAACCATGCCATCAAATTTACCATCCTGTATACGGACAGCTTGTTCTTTAGATTCTTTATGAACTACATAATGATATGCTGTCTTATCCATAATGACAATAAGAATGTAGTAAATATTTCTTACCACTTATCGGTTTTAATCCAGTATGTGGATAAGTCCAAGTGGGTGGAAACATTAACAATCTTCCTCTTTTTGGTTGTACTTCATAGGGTAAAAATGTTCCTGGTTTATGCATATCGAATCTAGTCACACCACCCACATCAACATCATTCAGGTAAATAAAGAATGCTAAAAATCGTCTAGCAGTATCATAGTCCCTTACATCAACATGGTTATCAAATCTATCATAATCATTATTTAAATAGCGTTTCATTCTAATGGATTCATACCCATAAGTTTCAGGCCACTGCTTACCCAGCACCCCACAATCTAATTTATAATGCATAATATAATCTTGAAACACCTCCAACATACCATTTTGGACCGACTGCCACTCTTCATGGTTAATAAAATTTATCTGTTCAAAAGATATTTTATCATTACCATCTTCAACATGCACAGTTTCAAAATGTTCATGTGAATCCTCAAACTTTTCTATCAAAGCTTCACAAGACACTTCATCTATTACATCATCATAAACTTTGATGTACTTATCCATTACCATTTTCCTAGAGGACATTCAGTTCCTTTTGGCCAAAGAACTTTTAATGGCATATAACAATCACATTCTTTACATAGTGGTTTGCTATATCTATCGCATTGTTCACAAATTTCTATTCTGATATGAGCTCTATCCAAATGTTCCTGAGAAAGGTTTTTCATCCACGAAAGATATCTTTTATTCAATGGAAGAAATTTCTCATTATATTTTGTTAGTAAATCTTTTATCTTATCCATAAGAAAACTCTATCTTAGCAGCTTGATCTAACTTGGCCATAACTTCTTCTGTGAAATACTTCTCTGGTTCAGCTAGTATCTGTTTGCCAAACACTTTACCACCATCCGGCATTTCATATCTTGTGGAAACTTTGGAGAAAATACCATGTTTTTCTCCAAGTTCCAATAACCCATAGTATCTATCTAGACCCTTAGTGTAAGACAACCGAACATCAACCATCTGGTTCTCTTTTGTTAGTCTTGATTTGTATGTTTTACAATGTACTATGTTGCCAACGATATCTGTTCCATCTTTATCTTTCTTCTTAGAAAGGTAGATGATAGTTGATGCTGCATACTTGAGTCCGCTACCACCACCCATTTCTTTCTGTGGGAACATTGACCCAATAACATCATAAGTGTGGTTTGTAATAAGTAACGGTACACCTAACTTGCCCAGTTTCAAGGTCAATACCCTAAAGGTTGCCTTGACTATTTGTGACCTGGTCATGTCTCTTGTTTCTTTACCTGCTTCTGTGTCTTCTATCTCTTTGGTAGTTGATAACATACCCAGACTATCAAGACACAATATTAGAGGCGTTCTAGATTCGTCTGCTTCATACGCTTCAAGCACTTGTAGAGCTTGATAACGGAACTCCTGTACGGTAGTAATTGGCAGTATAAGCATTCGTGATGAATCGATACCCCGTGACTCTATCATATCTTTTGTGATAGCGGACTCTGACTCAAAGAATACTACATTACCATCTACATTCTTCTCCAAGAACGACTGACAAACCCCGAGCAAGAAAAAAGTTTTGCCTGTTGCGGACTCTCCGGCGATGGCTGTAATTTTATTCGCAGGTAGACCGCCATGGATAGAGCCACTACATAGAGCATTGAAAATAAAACTACCGGTATCCACATAGCCGCTAACATCAGCAGCACTAAGACCATCACTAACAATCGCAGCATATTCATTACCTGTTTCCCTAATTACATTCTTTAAGAAATTTGACATCTACTTTTCTCCCTCGCTAACATATTTATTCATCCTCTTTGTGAACATCTCATAATACTCCTGTTGTGTAGGAAGTATCTCTTTATAATTTTGTCTACACAGATCAAGTTTGCTTTCCCAAGCTTCACGATAACGCAACATTAATATTCTAGTTTTCAATTTCTCAAAACTATCTACACGTTGCCAAGATTCTATGTTATAGGTATTGTTCTTATCATAGTCTTGCCATACAAAGGGTATTAAACCTACAGATAATGCTTCCGGATACCTTGATGTTGTTGCTGTCGGGTCTCGCCAATTAAAACATAGAGTACACTTGGCTCGTTCTATCATAGGGTACAATACTTTCCATTCTTTTATCCACTTAGCATCTCGCTTAACGCCTGAAGGAAATCCCCCAATCAATACTTGAGTAATATCTTTATCTCTGTACACCCCTTTAATAATTTTACCTCGGTCATCACCATCTTTCATTCTACCCCAATAAGCAAAATCTTTATCCTTTCTAATTGGCAACATTTGAGCCAATGGGTTTTTCAATGTCTGTATAAAATGATACTTCATGCCGTGTATGTTAGCAGGAAAATCTATCTCATCTATTGTGTTGAAATCACCGAGAGTAACACCATTAAATGTTTTCTCTCTATATAATTCTTCTGTATCACCTCTATCTGAACGCCACATAATAATATGTTTGCCTTCCATATGTGGTTTAATTTCTTCAATATAGTTATTAGATGTCTCCAAGTCTCGTGGATCTAGCTGTACTTCGCCGTGGTATCTAAACTCACTATCGGAAGGGATCACTACTACATCAGCATCTTTGAACACCTCAGCGTTGCGTTGTGGCCGTTGTCTTTTATCAAAACTTAAATTATATGTATCATAGGTATGTTGTGAATTGTCTTTCATCCATCTCACATACAGTTCAAAGAAACTATCCAAGACAGTTTCTAGTGGACCAGTATAGGTCACATTACTTCTCAAGCGAGCACAAACGATCCTCATCTATACCATCCTATCACATTTATCTAATAATGTCAATCGTTTTTATTTAATTGCTATTGCGCCTATAAACAAATGGTTCTGCCAGAAGCTTTGCACTGCTTTAAAACCAGCATTATTTAACATATTTTCAATCTCATCCCATGAATTGGGTTTAAGCATATTCTTTAAGGTCAATTCTTTCTGCATAATATCCTCATAATCAAAAGACTTATTTTTAAATTCGTAATAAGTGGTGCGTAACATATTCTCTATACGACTGTGTGATGTATCAATCTTTTCACCAAAAATAAATGCACCACCCCAGTTAAGACCATAATATATATTATGAATGACCTCTTCCCTACAAGAATAAGGCATAAACTGTAAGGTAAAAAGGGACGTTATTAGAGAACAATTCTCAAATTCATAATTACGGATATCATCGTAAATAAAATCAACAGAGGTGTCAGAATATTTCTCATCTAACTCCAACTTTCTGTCTTCAAGATTACCAAAGAAACCTTCGGCCACTTCTACCCCTACATACTTAGCATCAGGACAAGCCCCATAGTTATGTTCCAAAATACGTGCGGTGAGTTTGCCCGTAGAACAACCAATGTCTAATACATTAGTATCTCCCTCAACAAAATATCGTGAGAGACTTACAACATCATCCAATAAATTACTATAACCCCTGATACTCCAATCAATGTGTTCATCAAAACCTTCTTGCCTATGAGCAAAGGTAAAGTCAGCCATTATATTTCTCCAATACATTAGTATAAATTGCCGAGGCAATACGCTCCATCATTCTCGGTGGAACCATTCTGCCGCATCGTTCTGCTTTTTGATTCCATTTACCTGTCAATTTAAAATCATCCGGTAAACTCATTATACGCTTTAATTCTCCCAAAGTCAACTTCCTTGGCTCAATCCAATGAAATGCACCAGCTGTTGTATCTGCTGAGCCCATAGCAGTAATCGTAGGAGAGGGTTGATATTGTGATACCCTTTTAAGATTGAAGTGATGTCCTTTGGGATGGTAATCTGCTCCTGTAAGAACCTTATCGGGATCAATAGGCATTTTACTACCAGTATATTTCCAGTATGCTGTGTTGGTAAATTTCTCTGTAAGGTACTTCACTTCTTCTGTATCATAAACTAAATCAATCATTACATCCTTAACAGGAATAACATCTGCATCTGGTTGAGGAAATATTTGAGATATAGTCATAAAATTTAATCCCAACTTAGCCATTACATCGTGACGCACACCAATAAAGATAACCCTACTTCTTGTTTGAGATACACCAAAGTATCTACTGTCCAAAACTTGAGCACATACTTGATATCCTATATTACCAAATTCATTGAGTATCTTATTAAAATATTCTTTGGCTTCTCCTATCGTCAACCCCTTGACATTTTCTGCAACAATGACTTTTGGTTTGATGTCTTTTGCAACACGCAGAAATTCAAAGAATAGGTCTTCAATGTTCTCAACCATTTTACCATCAGAATAGTTTTTGGTCTGACCCCAACCATCAGAATGTTTACCAGCAACCTTCTCTACAGTCACATTACCAAACAGGTCAATACGTTCT